GAAACAAGATACAGAAGTCTTAGTACATACTGATGTAGGTACCTTGTGTGCCATAAATTTTTTATTAGAAGGCGGCCAGACTCCAATAAATTTTGAAGGATATCCAGATGAATATTATGACGTGGCATTAATTAACACTAGCATTAATCATAGTGTGCCGATTCAAAAAGACCAAGATAGAATATTATTTAAGTTACGGTTTACACATAATACTTTTGATGACATAAAACAAAAAATTAAAAATAGCTATCCAATATGGAGAAGAAAATGAGACCGTACTTTCAAAAAATAAATGAGCTTACATTTACTGAAGAAACAAGAAATAAACTTGCTGATCATATTTTAAAACATAAAGACAATTTTGCCTATACAGGAACAAAGCCAGACAAGTATGGAAAAACAGATTGGAATTGGTATTGTCCTAGAGATATTATTCCAACAGAGCTAATGGATGAAGTTGGTAAAAAATTTTTAGTTGATGTACATTATGAAATACTAGGACAGACGCCGTTTACTATAGGAAAGATCCATGTAGATCAAAAGAATCCTTTTGTACCAAGAGTAAGTGTAATTAGTATTCCTGTCTATCCTTTAGACATTCGCAGTTTTGGACCTACAAAGTTTTGGACACTAGAATCAGGAGAATACAGTGATTACGATAATGCTGAATTTAAATTACAGGAAACTATTAATTACACAGACCATACAGCCGTAATTTTTAATTTATTAGAATATCATAATGCCACAAATGAAACAAATGATTATAGATTTCACTGTCAGTTCAGCACAGATATACCTTTCAACGAAATTGTTGATTTATATGATAAAGGAAAGTTATTTAAATTAAATTAGCCCAAGCACCATTTTCATAGCCTTGGAACTTGTTATCTGTAGAATTATATATTACCATACCATTAGCGGCAGTCAAAGCATCTCTTTGTGTAGTCGTGTAACTTCCAAACTGAATATAACCTTGTGTCGTTACACCCTTATCAGCTTTAATTCTCATTGCTTCGCCATAAGTTGATATAGCACCGTTTCTGGTTCTAATTATTAAATCTGCTGATAGATTGTTTGATGAAACAGAATTAATTATACTATTCATGTTCGCACCAATTAAAACTGATGCTCCATCATATGCTGACCAACCAAATCCACCTATTACATCATTTGCTTGTACAGTTGTTCTTGCTCCTAAAGTTCCTCTGGATCTGAAAAGACCTAATTCGTCTGCTGTCACATCATTGTGTACATTTCTTATTTGTATAGTTGACTGTGGGAAAGCACCGTTGGTAGAGGTTGTATTATAATTAAAAGCCGGATTAGATACCTTTGTACCTATGTTGATAGTGTTATCAAAGGTTGAAACATTCATAGCATTGATAGCACCAGTAATTTTGTTGTTTATTCCATCTACTAATAATCCTGAGCTGTCATCACCAAATACTGAACCTGTCATTGTTCCTGTCAATGAACCTGTAACAGTACCTACAACGTTTCCGACCACATCACCAACAACTCCTCCTGTATGAGATCCATTAGTATCTCCTGTAAGGTTTCCTGTTAATGTAGTTGCGGATACTGTTGAAGTTTCTACTGGTCCTACTATTTTTCCGTTGATAGCATCAACTAATAGTGTTGAATCGTCACCGTATATGTTACCACGTATGTCTACTGCTGGATTATCTGTTGCGGCCCAGTTTGATCCTGTATATACTAATATTTGATCTTTTTGTGCCGCTAGTGCTTGAACATTACCTAAATCTTCTAGGTTTTGTGTGGATACTGAAACTGGTACGCCACCTTGTGTGGCTCCATCGCCTACAAATACCTCTTTACTATCCGTTGTATAAACAAGTTCACCCTCCGCAGGTGTAAAACCAGGGTTGGTTTGTAGTGCTTCTTTTGTTCCTCTTTTAAGTCTTAAAGTACCCATCTAATACTCCTAATTCATTGTTACATATATTTATCACATTAATCAATTATAGTGTTCTCTTTTTTCTTGGGTTTTTTAAGAATGCCCTAGTACGTTTTTCTATGTCCCTCTTTAGTTTAGGCGTGTTTAACCTAAAATCAACGTGTAAAATATCATCTCCGTACTGTTTAAACAGGTCGGATATACTTTTGTCTAGATCAGCTCCTGTTTCTCTTTTAGCATTACAATCTATCTCCCATATTCTACCTTTTTTAAACTCTACCTTAATAGAACTAAGATAGTTTATGGGGATAGTGTGTATATCAATGTCTTTGAAAACGTCTGGCCAATGCTTAATTACATCACTAGGAAGCCGCTTTGACACTGGCTTTGCTTTTCTTTTTCGTAGGAACTAGCTCTTCAGCTTGTTCTCTTAGACTTTTTGCTTCTTTATAAAGTCTATCAGCCTGAGATCTATAGCTCGCCGCTAATTGCTCATCTGTCAATGCCGCATTGTCTGGGGCTTGAATATTCGCCGCCTGTGCTTCAGCCGCTACGTTTGATGCCTTTGGCATATCACTTACCGAACCAGCTTCTGTTATAGTTGTACCTTCTGGTAACTCATCTGGATTTTTCATTGCTAATCCAGCAATAGTTGTTCCTCTTTGTTCAGCTATTATTTTAACCAGTTCATCTAATCCTATAGTTGTGTTTGGATTAGGCATCATCTCAATTGAAGTATGTGGTACTTTTACTAACTTTCCTGTAGCATGAAATTTAGCTAACATGTTAGCACCATCTGGCAATGTGCTTCTTGCCATTACTTCTGCAAATTCAAATGCTGACTGGCCTGCGTTACCTTCAACAGTATTAATCAAGGCGTCATGATCAGCATCATCTAATGTTGCCGTATCAATTACCAATGCACTTACTGCTGGATCTTCATTTGGTATGACTTTGTAAGCGACAACAACCTTTCTCTGGTTTGTTTTTAATCGACCTACGTGTTTTATATCAGCCATTACTTGTCTCCTTTAGACTCTTCTAGTTTACCTGCGTTGGCCTTTTTTGCTTCTTCTTCAGCTTTTTGAACAGTAGAAAGGAATGAGTCTAGTTTGTTAAAAGTTTTGCCAACGGCTTCCATTTCATTTGCTCTAAAAGCACCCCTTTGTGAAGCAACATCGATAATGGATTTAATAACTCCAAGATCTTGTACTGTAAGTTCTACAGGTGCTCCAGTAGGCGGTGTGCCTTGAGCCGGTGCTCCAGTAGGTGCTTCAGCGGGTTTTGTACCTTGTACAGTTGTGTTTTCAGACATATTTTATACTCCTTTATATAGTAATTATCTGCTCAGTATTTACTTGTACTTCAAAAGTGGACAAGCTAAAACGAAAAAAGAAAGCTCTTTTGGATCCTCAAATCCTACTCTAAGGACCTGATCAATACTGTTGTTTTTGGTTAAACCTATTGCTTTTCCAATGAAATATCTGTTTTTAAGATTAGAATCAATCCAAGTTTCTATAGCATTTTGGATGTTATATTTCAATGGCAAATCGATTACAGCCAAATGTGGTGCTTGATGATTAAGTTTTCTAAACTTGAAATAATCTTGCGGATTTAGTTTGTATTTTAATTTCATATATAATTAAGCATCCTCGTAATGAGCAGTTACTCCAAATGGAGCAGTAAAGTTTCTGTCATGATGTCCATGTATTACAAATACTGTTTCACAGTAATCTTCTTCACCCCAGCTACCAAAAGGATAACCGTCTGTGAACATAATCAGCTTTTTAGGCTGTATATCATGTTCTTTCATATATTCCCAATTACACATAAATTCAGTGCCACCACCGCCTACAGGTTGATAGTCTGAAAAGTCCTCTCCGTCTGTGCTAGAATAATCCTTTTCATTGTACACGGCAGTATCAAAGCACCACAACTTAACATTGTATTCTTTGAATTCATCCATGATACCTTTTACTTCAGATAAAAAGTCTTTTGCTTGATCATTTCCGATCGAGCCTGACATGTCAAAAGCAATAGCACAATCTATCTGCTGATCAAAATTCATGCCTGGTAACACAACACCAGTATGCCAACCTTTTCTACTAGGACGACTAAAAGTGTAGTCATTTTTTACAGTTGCCTGTATCTGCTGTCTAAGTATTTCTCTCCAGTTCATTTTAGGTTCAGTAAGTTCCTTTATCATTCTTTCTATTTCAGCAGGAACATTACCAGCACCAGCGGATTGTGCCGCAGAGATCATGTTTTCTTTTACCTGATCTCTAATCTTTTTCATTTCTTCTTTTGTATAGTGTGGACGTTTTTGTCCTTTTCCGCCTTTGCCTTTTTTGCTTTGACCTGGCTTCTTTTCCCAGTCAATGTGTTCGTCTAGCAGTTGGCCCATTTGTTCTAAAAACTTTTTGCCGTTCTCTTTAGCCTTTTCGTAAATATCATCATATACTGCTTCTGACTGCCAACCATCATATTTCCAGTCTTGATATATAGGAATCATCTTTACAGGATCACCTATCTTATCACGGACTAATGTATTGTTGACAATGTAATCACAAGCGATGTTGTATATGTGTGGATCTCTGTCTTCTCTTCTTATGATATGATCAAAAACACAATGAAGTATTTCATGTGCTATAACAAACTCTATTTCTTTGTTAGAAAGAGCATTAAAAAATTGTGTATTGTAAAATAAATGCTTACCATCTGTAGCGGCAGTAGGACACCAATCATCACAGTTTTCAACCTTAAGTCTAGTTGCCATGTTACCAAAGAATGGATGTCTAAGTAATAAACCAACTCTTGCTACAATAATTCTATCAGCAACGTCTGATCTCATTGCCTCTAGCTCTTCTTTTTTTAGCTTTTTTGGTTCAAATCCTTTAGTATCTATTGTCATGTGCCTCTCCGTATTGCCTTATTATATATTTAATATACAACATTTTCCATCATTTGTCAAGTGAAAAAGTGGGCGTTTTTTTAAGGAGACGCCCAAACTCCTAGTGCTATTAAGCACTTTGAGCCGCAGTTACGTACTTACCAAACCTGTTATGGAACTCATCAAAACAGTCAACCTCATCTGGGTCAATTGGTAATGAGTATTGCGTGAGGGCTAACTTAATACCCATTACAACCAATTCTGTATCAAAATTATCCATTGCGAATCTAAGGAAGTTATTAACTTTCGTATCAAACTTTTTATCCTTTTTATCACAGGCTTCTTTCAGTTCATAACATAAAGAGACTGTTAAGGAATACATGGCACTGATTTCTTTAGTCTCTAACTCCTTAACCTTGCCATCTAAGATGTCAGTTGGTTTAGGAAGTTTCGAAGCAACCTTACGATGGGCCATGAACTTAACGGCAAGTCCTTCTCCTACGGCACCACTTACCAAATCGGTAGTGGTATTCTCGTCATCATCATCTTCCAATAATTCGGAAACAAATGACCAAGAACGCGGTGTAGCAAATGAACGACTAGGACTTTTAGGATCAAAGTCATACAAGTCTTTCTTTGCGAATGTAATATAACCTACAACGTCTGAATGTAATTGATTCTCAGCCGCCCACTGCAACCAATCCTCAAAATCAACTTTCATTTCTAGGTGTACAAATCTATTTGCCAACGGAGCAGGCATTCTATAAGTAACGCCTTTGTCAGCATCTCTGTTACCAGCCGCTACGATAACAACGTTTTCTGGTAAATGATATGTACCAACACGTCTATTAAGTATTAGCTGATAAGCCGCCGCCTGTACTGCTGGCGGAGCAGAATTCATTTCGTCCATAAACAGGATAATAATATCATGCTTCTTAGCAGTTTCCGCATCTGGAAGCTCTGATGGTGGTGCCCAAACCATTGTACCAGCATTGCTATCAAAATATGGGATACCTTTAATGTCTGTTGGTTCCCAAAGTGACAGCCTGATATCAATCACAAGTGATTTTTTATATTCATTACCAATTTGGTGAACTACTTCAGACTTACCAATGCCTGGAGGTCCCCAAATAAAAATTGGTCTTTTCTTTTTGAATGCCCTACGGATGCTTCTCTTGGCTCCGTTCGGACTAACTGTTCTTAGTGCGATGTTTTCCATTTTGTACTCCTTTTTGTGTCAGTGCCTAATTTCTAACTATGTATACAGTATAGCATCAATTAGATAAAAGTCAACCTCTTTTTTACCAAAATATTATTTTTTTTGGCGTTCGATTGCTTTCACTAAACCATATTTTCGGAGATCACCTGAGAAAAGATGTAGTTCCATAGACTTCTTTTCGTCCGTTACCCATATACTTCTGTTACCAAGATAGTATGGACAATTTATGAATTGGTCTAAAAAAATGACAGTTTGGGTAGTCATGGTAAAATCTTTAGGAAATGGTATCTCATACATCTGTAGATCTATTTTTTCTGCTAGAAAATCAAAGCCGTCATCGGTAAGGCGTAATCCACCTTTAGCCTTGCCTCTGGTATTCTGCCACCATAAAGGCATGTACTGCTTCAGTGAAGTTTCACTAATAGCAATATCAGCCTGTTTTAGGAAGATCTTAGTGTATGTTTCTTTCCAGTTCATTCATCAGTTACCACTTCTCCATCAGTTAATTTATAAACGGAGAAGTCTTTACATTTGAACATCTCATTTAGCTTTTTAGCTAGATTATGAGCATGGCCTGGATTTGAAAAAGAAACCTTTTTATACTTAGGTCCGGGGTAATTTGTTAAAGCATTAGATGTTTTTAAATTAAAAGGAGCACCTTTAAAAAAGACAGCCCATATAGCTTCAGCCTTTAATATTTGTTCACACTTATAATTATTCTTGTCTATGTTCTCTAATATTACTGTAGGTTTTGGTCTACTCATATACGTATCCTTTAAATTATATACGTATATATTTATCTCTTTTTAGGTTAAACTATCTGTTTATTTCCACTCAGAACCACCATCCATTGCTATTGTAACAGTTTCTTCACCTGTAGATTTATTATCAACAATTAGTTGTTCTAATCTGCCTTGTGTATTAGCAATGACTGTGCTTAAAGAAAACATTAAATTTTTAGCTTCTTGTATATTCATCCTAATTTCTTTATGCTGACCTGAATCAGCAATCTTTACCTGTTGGATAAATTTTTGAATAGGAATAGTATTAATAGCTTCTTTTGTTTGCATTTTTAAGTTCCTCTCTCATAGTAAATTCTGTCTTGAAAGGTCCCTTATAATCATAAGTTTCAAGAGTAACAAGTTTCGGACAAAAACTTCTTACCCACCCTTTATCAAACTTGATTATGTAATATCCAGCACAATATAAACTTTTTGATTTTTTACTTTTTGTAAAAAGCGGAAGTTTCTTTTGTACATTGTAAACAACATTATGAGGTTTGGTTGAAGTACTAAATCCATGTATTTCTTTTGTTGTAGAACCAGCATCTGAAATACTTGTCTTATCCCAACTGACTCCTCCTATGTAACTGTTGAAACTTTTTGTATCTGAAAAATATTCAGTACCAGTAGCACAACTATACATATATCTTTTATCTTCTTGTTTAGATAATGTGCCTATTCTTTGACCATTATTTTCTATGATCCAAAATTTGTTTTTAAGTATTGGTTTTGCTTTTATCATAATTGCCTCCTATGAGTATTTTGCCTGTAGTGGTTCAGCATATTGTTGAACATTATCTGCTATCTTCTGTAAGTCATGTTTAGCACAGAACTTCATAAGATGTAATCCAACTTGTGTTATGCTTTTAGGTTGTTCCATAGCATCTTCTACTACGTCATTTATAATGGATCTAATGTTGCCAGGCTGTGCTGATAAATCACACAGAACAACGTTTCTATTGTAATCATCAAGAACTCTATGTTCTTCTCCTTGATGATCCATCCAACGTTGTAACATCAGATTATTCCAATTAAATCCTTTGCTTTTTCTATCCGCGTATGCTTCTAATAAGCCTACTTTATTTTTTGTTCCTTTAGTTCTTACACCAGGATAAGCACTAAACACATTATCACTAGTATCACCTCTCATACATTTTTCGAATAACAACCATTCAGGATCTGGAGCAGGTTTTTCTTTGCCTGTCTTTTTATCTATGATAGGTAATTTTTTCTTGTCGTCAAAGTATCCTTCGTGTGTAATAATAGTATTTTGTACGCCATTGTATTGACTTACATTCTTAGCTATTAGTTGTCCAAAGTCACCATCAGTAGATATAATTACATGATTATCCTTAGGATGTGCCTGTATCCAACCTGCTATAAGATCATCTGCTTCTAAGTTTGGATGATGTAAAACAGAACAATTTGTTTTGTTACTTACAAATTTATTAAATTCATCAAATATTTCCCAGAATACTTTATCTTCTTCTTGCTCTTTTTCTGTCTGTGCCGCACGGGCATCACTTCTATTTCTCTTGTAAGGCTCATAAAAATCCTTACGCCAACTGCGACCTTCTAAACAAAATACTACATGAGCACCTTCAAAGTCTTGATATGCTTTACGAATGCCACCTAAGGTAATATGTAACGCCATGCCAATCTTTGTTTCTAAGTCTCCACGTATCACATGTCTAGCACGAAAAAATGTATTTGCGGTATCTACTAATATGTAAGTCATAGTATTACTATACTTTCTATTATGTAATTTGTCAAGAAACTTTTGTTTTATCTTCATCAATTTTAGTTGTATCTATAAATCCTGCTCCTCTTTCAGGATCTTCTCCACCTTCTTCAAGCACTTGTCTAGCAATAGTTTTAAACCAAGCATCAACAATTTGTTCATTTGTCTCGCCCGTATAACCAGCATCAAGTAACTGTTCAATAAACTCATTGTTCCAATCAAGTTCGAAAAAACCATTTTTGATGTTATCTGGATTTACCTTTGTATCCAATACACCAACCCAAGGTTCGCCTTTCTTAGATGCTTGTTCTTTTTCTTTTGCTAGGACTGCTCTTCTTTCTTCTTCAGCTGATAGCTTTTTCTTTGGCTCTTCTTTTTTCTTACCAAGCAGTTTATCTATCATCTGATTCATCTTCTTTTTCATAAGATTCCTTTCCTTCTTAGTTCGTCCAACCTATCAGTTTTATTGTCTGATTCATTATATGCCTCATGTTCCCCATGCGTTTCCAAAGAGGCTGATGTGTAGTCTTGGCGTGAACCTCCAACCTTTTTCCATACAGATGTTAGCCACTTCATTAACATTGAGATTATATTCTTCACTTCTTCCGCCCAACGGCATAAGGTATACCGGACAGTGGATACCAGCGGCCTTGTATTCATCAACCGCTCTACCAGCTTCTTCGATATCAGTTCTATCAGCAACAACAAACTTAAGATACATAATGCTACCGCCCACATCAGCATAATCAACAGCCACTTCAGGCTTAATAGCAGTTTCCCAAGGTTCTCCACTAACAGAGAGTTTTGGGGAACAAGACCAAGTGACTTCAAATCTGTCTTGGTTCTTAAGATAGTCTTTGAAATTAGAATGAAGAAGTTGTGTAGTATTTGTTTCAAATGTAACATTCTTCAAGTCCTTCATTCGTGGATGTTCAAATAAATCAACGTAAAGTCGTTGCCACGCCAACAACGGTTCGCCTCCGGTCATTATCAAATGTATATCCTGACCATTATCTTGAACCCACTTTCCATTTGGAGTAAGGCTCATTAAGTGTTCAACAACTTCATCAACATCTTTCAACATATTATATTTTTTAAATTCAGGATAGATACTAGCATAAGTATCACAACCTGTATGTATGATGGGTAAGTCGTTAAATTCTTTTGTGTGTATGTGTACTCCGTCATCAATTAGTTTTTGTACTTCTTGATTATGAATCACTCCGTTTTTTTGTTTTTCATCTCTCATTGGTTCATTTCTGTCTAAGCCAAAATTCATACAACGAAAGTTACAACCAAAAGTACGAAGGAACACGGAAGGAACACCTACAAAGCGTCCTTCTCCTTGTACACTATAAAATGCTTCAGAATATCTTAGTTTCATTAACTTACCTTAATGGCAATGTATATACAGAGTCCTATGATAAAAAGTTTACCATAGTCAAGATCAAAATCTGTACCTTCACCAAACTTTTTTCTAAATTCACTTAACTTCATTATACTATCTCCTCTACTATACCTAATGCTTCTGCTATGACAAATGCTCCACCTGATAACATTATAACAAATCCGCTGTCTGCTATAAAGATATCACTATACATATTTGCCGACCAAAAAACGTAGCCACCATAGGATAATAATCCTCCTGCTACGATTCTAAAAATACTTTTAACTATACTAACTGAAAAATGATTCATGTTATCCTTTCTATTTTCCACAAGCAAATTCTTGTTGTAGTTTAATATTATCCATAAACTCCTTTTTAGTTCCTGGATCCTCATTGAATGCTCCACGCAATACAGTTGTCTGTGTTAAACTGCTATGGGCACCAATACCTCTATTTTCACAACAACCATGTGTTGCTTGTAAGTATACACCTATGTTAGAACTGCCTGTTGCTTTTTGTATTTCATTAGCAATAACGTTGTTTAGTTCTTCTTGTAATGTGCCTCTTCTAGCACACCATTGAGCTATACGTGTATATTTAGAAAGTCCTATAAGTGTTTCTGCGGCAATGATTCCAATGTAAGCTACACCATTCACTGGTTGATGATGATGCGAACACATGCTTTTTATTTCGCTTCTTACAACCAACATTCCTTTATAACCGTCATCTACATGATTAGGAAAGGCAGTTGCGTTTGGCATAGGCTCATACCTACCACTCATTATTTCATTGATATACATTTTTGCTAGTCGTCTACCAGTATCCTTACTGTTAGGATCATTATAACGATCAATAATTAAACTGTCTAGTACTGTTTCGAACTTTGGAGTCAGTTCTTCAATTAAGGCTTCTTTATCACCTTGTTTTAATACTTCACTGATGTTGTCACCGGCCCAATACCTGATGTTGCCATCACGCAGTCTTTTAATAATTTCTTCACTTTTTTCCAATTTTCATCTCCGATGTTAAGGCAGTGGATTGCCATTTCTGTTTATTATATACTTTATTTAGGTTTTTGTCAAGTTTTAATTTCATAATTAGGATCCTTTAAGTAACCAAAATAGTCTCTAGCTATCTTATTGTGTATTTCTCTTATGTAATGTTCACCGTCAAGTCTATAATGGTCAGTTTCTATATCCAAATTCATTTTAGTTTTGAAGAAAGATTCAGCACTCATAGGCGCTCTTATACAAGATAGCTTTCCATAGTAATTGATATTTTCAGGAACAAATACTCTATCATTTATACTCCAAAGATACCATTTTATGTTTCTTTCCTTACACATATTATCTATAGCATATAAATCAATACAATAGTCTTTATATTGTAATGGTGTAACCAATTCATGCCATAGTTTTGTATAAGAATATTTTTCATGGAATGCTTTAAAATCATGCCCAACTTTCATATCATTAAAAGCAAATCCTTTGAATTCTTCATAGTTTTCACGTCTCGTTTGTTCGATCATTTCTATATAACCATCTGTTATTCTATGATCTGTATAACGATGTATTAGTTCGTCTTTAGGTTGGTCTTCGTCCAGGTACAGGCTAGAATTAGTTTCCTCTCCGACTCCTAAGTCTCTCGAGCAGGATAATAAAAATCTATTCCAGTAAGTTGATTGAACAAATACTTCATCTATGTCTTGATATCTATCAAGCATTGTTTTTAACCAGGCAGGATACTTTCTATTACACCCGCCTGG